GTGAGGAAGATTAAAAAAAAAAGGGGGGGGTATGGCGAGAAATCCTAACGGAAAGGGTGGTGGAAGCGAGAAAGGTCACGGTGCACTGTATAAAAAAAAGTACTGTAAAATGCTAGTCAAGCATATGTCTCAAGGTTTTAGCTTTACAAGTTTCGGTGCAGATGTTGAGTGTAGTGCCAGGACTTTACATAATTGGTGCGATAACCATTCCGAGTTCCGTGAAGCAAAAGGAATAGGTCAAGAAAAAGCAAAGAGATTTTTCGAGCAAATTGCTAGGATGAAAATAGTTGGAAAGAATGTAGTAAACAAGGTTACCGGCGAGGTGATGGATCCAAGAAGGTCGGATACTGCCATGCTTATTTTCTTCCTTAAGACTCGATTCAGAGATGAATACACCGAGAAAATAGAGATAGAGAGCAATAACACAAATTACAACATCAATTTTGTGGAAGAATCGGATAAAACGGATAACTAGAATAGTTAGGAAAATAAATATATCATATCCTTGTACCTATCAAAAAAAGGATTAACGTATGCCTACTAAAGAACCAGCTTTAAGCGAAATAGAAATATCGAACGGGATACTAGCGCCAGAGCAAGGCGCTCAGGAAAAGGTCTCGTTTACCGGAACAAGCGGTCAATCAGCTGCATTCAAAACCGATATTATCACGGTGTTTGCTACTCAAAACTGTTGGCTATTGTTTGGCAGTAGCCCAACCGCTGCTTCCGACGATGGCAATTCGACCTATCTGCCATCGGGGGTAATGAGAGCGTATAGGGTAAAAAGAGGCCATAAGCTGGCAGTTATCAGAGATGCAAGCAGCGGCGACCTTCATATCAACGGAGGTGCCTAATGACTAATTTCTTCAGTCAACAAGGAGCAAGTGCAGTAAACATTGACGGGCTTAATGACGTCACACTCTCGTCAGTACAAAACAATGATGTTTTAAAATATGACTCATCGACCGCGCTATGGGAAAATGTAGACTGGGTTAGTCTTTTCAATAAAGGATTTGCGGGCACCTCGGATGTAAAACAAGATACAGTAATCGAAGCAGTAGCGGCAAAGCTTTATCTAGTTGTCGAGGCAGACGGCGCTGGAGATATAAAATATATTTTCGACGCCCAACATGCAACATTAGATTGCACGGCGGTCACTGATACCGAATCGCTTGGTCATAACAAGGCAAGGGTAGAACTAACTGTAGGAACGGCCACAGCACCTCAAGTAAACTATATAACAGTAACCCACGATGAAAGCGGGGTAGCATCTTTAGCGGCGGCTACCTCTATTCCTAACTCATCAACTGAATTCGCTTGGTGCGCTATTGTAGTAGTGCCCGATGCGACTACGTGGGCGACTACCGGCGCTTACATGCATCAGCGCTGGACAGAATCAGTCAGTAATAATGGGCGAGGATTATTTACAAACCAAAGAGAGAAAGCCAGATTCCTAGGAGCGGCCTATTTTTCTGGAATAGGTCAGACGCTAACAATTACCTCAAATGGCGGTGGAGTTGATAACGTAATCTTTACTAGTGCCCTTGGGAAAGTCTTTCAACTGCATAGACAAGATTTTCCGGCATTCTCAGGAACACCTACGATTTATGTGCCAAATGATTCGGTCACACCTTACAAAACAATAACGGACTTAAGCGATTTATTGACAGATGCCGATGGTGATAGCTTAAGTGCTAGCAGATTTAATTTAGTAATATGGGGGTCGGTAAACAAGACAACCGCCGAGTGTAAACTATTTGTTAACCTACCAACGGGATCATATAAGTCTGATAGCGCCGCTCTAGCAGATGCAGATAACACGGCCGTCACAACAATACCTGCAAATTTCAAAACGACTGGTTTTTTAATAGCAAGACTAGCATTAAGGCATACAACTCCCTCGAGCGGGACATGGGAAAATCTAAGCGGCGGGACAGCGGTTATTGACTTGAGGGGGATAGCGCCAGGATTTAATAGCTCAGGTGGCGGAACTCCTCAAAATTCCTTCTCTGATGCTGTCTTTGAGCTTTTTGACAATAGTGATGCCACAAAGTTACTAGCGTTTCAACTATCTGGTATTACCCCAGCAACCACTCGAACTTTAACGGTACAAGACCGAACGGGGACGATGGCGCTTCGGACGAAAGTACTAGCTACCAAAACCGGCGATTATCCTATGGTTGCGGCTGACGACGTTATCCTAGCAGATGGAAGTAGCGCTTCAGTCGATGTTACCGCCCCTGCTCCAGCGTCAGGAAAAGAATTTACCGTAAAGGCAATAGACATTAGCAATACCGTCAGAGTCGTACCAAATGGCGCCGAGACCTTTGACGGTCTCGCCAATTACACCTTTGTTGCTAAGTATGAATCAAAAACTTTTATTTCCGATGGCACTAATTGGTTTGTTATCGGGATTAATGGATCGGTGGTTTTATGATTAGAAAAATAGGCGATGGATACATTTTAATCTCAAAAGACGGAAAAAAACAACTTGGAGAGTTTTCTACCAAGTTACAAGCAGAAGAAAGGGAGAAAGAGTTAACTAGGATCAAAAGAGCAAAGGCCTTGGAGAAATTTAAGAGCGATAGGAATAAGAGGAATATAGTCTAGAGAGGAGATGAGATGGAAAAAAAACACTACCGATTCGAAAAGGCATCATTGACTTTTGGCCGAGGGGAAGTAACTAGGTATCATGTAAGAATGGCGATTAAAAGGGAAGAGCAATGTTATGTCAATACGAAATTATTTAATGATTCAAGACATAAGTATCTTTACATCCAATTAATGAAGGAAGAAATAAAGGAAGCAATAGAAGGTCCACATGGTCGACATAAAAACCTCAAAAGTATTTACTAAAGTCAGAAGGGCAAAAAACCGAATAATTTGTCAAGAAGGCAGCGCTCGATCGTCAAAAAGTTTCAGCATTATGCAATTGCTAATTGGGAAGGCGCTGCAAACAAAGACCAGAACGTCTATCTGTAGGTCTAAGCTGACTTGGGTAAAAGCAACCGTTTATCTGGATTTCCTAGATATAATGCAAAACCAATTTAAAGTCTACGATCCAAGGTCAATGAATAAAACTGAATTGATTTACACCTTCACGAACGGATCTACTTTCAGATTCCTAGGGCTAGATGAAACTCAAAAATTGCATGGATATAAGGGTGATATCCTATGGATTAACGAGGCAATGGAATGTGCTAAAAGCTCATTCACGCAGCTAGCAATGAGAACCACCGGTAAAATATATATTGATTACAATCCAAGTGCAGAAACGCATTGGATCTATGATACCGTCATACCTCGTGACGATTGTACTTTTATCAAGTCAACATATAAAGATAACCCTTTTCTCGAGCAATCCATTATAGACGAAATAGAGCGTCTAGAGCCTACTCCAGGAAATATAAAAATGGGGACCGCCGATGATACGCTATGGAAGATTTATGGATTGGGAGAGAGAGCGGCCCATAAAGGTCTTATTTTTAGCGGTACCGAGATAGTCAAGGATTTGCCCCCGAAGGAAGAATGGAAGAAACATGTTTATGGTCTTGATTTTGGATATAGCAATGATCCAAGTACGTTGTGTTTAGTGGTAATGTCACAAGGAGAGCTTTATTTCAAAGAGATATTTTATGAAAGGGCGCTTGTAAACAGAAAAGATCCAAAAAAACCACAACAAAAATCTATTGAACAAAGATTAGAAGAAAATAATATACCTAAGAATTCGGTAATATGGGCGGATAGCGCCGAACCGAAATCTATACAAGAGCTAAATAATGGCGGATATTTTAACATTAGGCCTGTTCATAAAGGGCCGGATTCAGTAATTAATGGAATACAAAACATATTACGTTATAAAACAAATATAACAGAGGATTCAATTAACTTAATTAAAGAAAAGAATAACTATAAATACCAGGAGAACCGTGAGGGGAAGGTGCTGAATAAGCCCGTGGATGCCTTTAATCATTGCTTCGACGCGATCCGCTACGCAGTGTCGATGGAATTTAGAATGATCTATGAAGACAAATACAAAGCGACCAGTCCAATTCAGAATTTAAAGAAAGGTAAAACCTTAGAAGAGAAATTAAAGTACTACGAAAGCAGGAGAAACCTTGAAACGGCATTTTGATAATAGGGGGTGATAGATGCAACAAAAACTTAAGGTAGTTCATGCAGATACACCTGGCGGCTTCCAAAGTGCATTAAATGAGCTAGAAAAACAGTATTCATCCTGGGTTGTCGTCAAAATGGATCTTTCTACATGCCTGTTTGGTGGCTTTACTGCCTTAGTCTTATTAGAGAGGAAAAAGGATGAAAAAGTTTAAAATAAAAGAAATGGTCAAGACAATGTCTCATGTTAATGCTATTGATCCACGCTTTATGTTTGCATTGATCGAAACGGAAAGTAATTGGAATCAATGGGCGGTAAAGTATGAAAAGCAATATATGTGGTATTTACATGATCCTGCCTTAGATAGCTTTGTCTGCTCTCAAGGGACTATTCGCACAATGCAATCTTTTTCATATGGACTATGTCAAATTATGGGGAACCATTTCTATGAATTTGGATATAAAGGATTTTGCACTCAATTGCTGGATCCACAGCTTAATGTCATAGTCGCAATTAATATTCTAAAACAATTCATAAAGCAAAATATCGAATTGCCTGAAGAACTATACGCGGCCTATAACGCAGGCTCAGTAAAGAGGCAACCTAACGGGAAGTTGCAAAATCAAGGAAACGTTGATAGGTTTATGATAATCTATAGCAACACCAAAGTTTAATTAAAAAAAAAGGGCAACGTGAAAGCAATAACTTATGTTGTAGCTATATTATTCATGATAGCAGTGATATGTGTAGGACTTGCATTGCTATTCATTCCAAAATTCAATGAGACGCCCTTAATTAAAGCCAATAAGGACTTCCTTCTTGACGATAAAATATACAGATGCACATTGATTGACGATCTAACGATAGGAGAAAATTAAATGGACAAATTAACAATTGAAGTCACTGATTTGAGTAAAGTAAGCGATGGGTACCACACAATTGCTGAACTTTATGATCATAGATGTTTGCTGTTTATCCACCTTTGTAAAACAATGCCTACTAGAGTATGGATAAAAAAAGATCATTATGATGGATGGGATTGTTTGATGCTAAGACTTATGACAGGAGAGCAAATTTCCTATCATGTTGAGGCTAAACACCGAAAGCTTTATATGGATTTAATAAATAACCCAAGTTTAGGGGATTGGGATGGGCATACATCGCCAGACGTATTGAAACGCTTAGAAATAGCATGTAGGAATTATGTTTAAAATTGAGTGACGATCTAACAGCGGGAGAGTAGGTCAAGTGGCACTAACCATAAAAGAAATATCAGATATGGTCATTGATTTATGGATGCCAAATACAAGAAAAGAGGTGGAGCATGCTTTAGGGAAAGAAATTGTTGATAGATTAAGCGATGCAGAAGTCTTAGAGATACTCAAAGAAACATTAACTACAGAGGAGAATTAATTTGAGCAAAGTAAGCGATGGTAACCATACAATTACAGAATTGCTGTATCTTGTTTTACATCCATTGTACGATCATCGACGTTTGCTTTTTATTCACCTTTGCAAGATGATGCCCTCTAGGGTATGGGTGAGAAAAAATCACTATGAAGGATGGGATTGCATAATGTTAAGACTCATGACAGGCGAGCAAATTTCCTATCATGTTGAAGCTAAACACCGAGTGCTTTACATGGATTTAATAGATAACCCAATCCCAGGGGATTGGGATGGGCACACATCGCCAGATGTATTGAAACGCTTAGAAAAAGCATGCAGGAATTATGTTTGAAATTAATCGATAATCTAACAATAAGAGAAAATTAAATGGCACTAGAAACACTGAAAGGCATTACTCAGGTGAACGGGCATAAAGTCCATAGGGTAGATTGGCAGCAGCCAAAAGATAATCATATTGAGATAAACGATAAAGGCAATGCAATTACCTTTAAGATTCAAGATGGGGCTATAAAAGAATATGGACATAACGGGTGCCAAGTTGATGAGTTAATATCAACTGCCTTATTGATGGTTAAGGGGCTCAATGCAAAATTCCCTTCAGAATATAATGTAAAGTGCATGACATCTTTATATGAAGCTTATTCTTGGTTACAACAAAGAAAAGCAGATAGAGAGAGAAGAGGGGTAGAGGGCCATAGCAAACCATGATCAAAAAAAAAGAGTACTATAAATGGGAGCGAATAAAGCTTATCGATGGCAAAAGCTACCCCCACATCTCCTTTGTCACTGCATATTATTTCCTAGGCATACCGATTTATAAGTATGAAAAATATGTACCTAACAAAATTGACAGTTTTGATACCGAGGACGATAGCGGAGGTTTTGTGGAGACTATCCCAAAGAAACAAACAGGAACCTACGATCCATCAAAAGACGAGGCCAAGAAACTTGAGGGGGCGATGGATGGGACTTTTGAATAATGAGCTCCATGGGTCCTAATCCCTTTTTTTTTTAGTGAATCTTGTGGTAGCCTTGATTTTGGCTTATTATTATTAAAGTATGGAGGTTAATTATGAGTAAAATGTATTTTAAAGAATTAATTTTTCTAGTTTTATTAACACTGAGTGCTAGCGTATTCTCATTTGAGATTGAATTAGACAACAGTAAATATACAAAAAAAACTTGCCGCTCTCAATTGAAAAAAAGAAGTTCTGGTAAAACTTATAGAGTAAGCCTGAAAGGATGCTGTTCGCACCACAAGGGAATTAAACAATGCGCTCTTGATAAGGTCGTGACATTTAGAAGTGGCCATTTAAAGTGTGTTGACGGGTGGAAAAGTACTTGCAAGCTATCTACTCCCGACAAATCTTAACACCCTTTTTCAATGCGCTAGCTTCATTCCCAGAAATATCGGCACCCCTTTCGACTGCATTCCTCAAAAGAGAGTCATTAATATATTTGCTTTTCTTTGCTTTTTTCTTCGGTTTCGGCCTATCATTGCCAGCTATGACGCAACCCTTTTGTTTGCAAATTCTTTTGTACTCATCGTAATGCCTGACTTCCATCCCTAGATTATGCTGATATCCAGGTTTGAAGCCATCCCTAATTCTTGGGGGATTCTTTAACTCTTCTTGGTAACCGTCAAAAACAGTATGAATACCCTTGTTTTTTTCCAAAAACGGCTCAATCTCATCGGGAGATAAAAACCTAATAGCGTGATCACTGAACACATATTTATAGAATCTTGTTTTGGTCATAAATCTACCTTTTTTCGAATCTTGTGCTTATCTTAAATATGCCTTATTATTAAAGTGACATGTCATGTTTAACGATAAGGATACTATAGTGGAAAAGCCAGAAATAATCGTCAAAATCGATAAGCTGTACAAGGAAGCAAAAGACTATAGAAAACAATTTGAGAGCAAATGGAAAGAAGAGCAACGGTTTTACATGGGCAAGCAATGGAAGTTTGCAGATAAAAGGCCTGTCAAGAATTGGTGCTTCACAATCATAGAGGGGGAGCTCCCAATTCTAACTGATAGCCGACCAGCAAGCGACATCATATCGTACCAAGAAAATGAAATAGAAGACGCAAAGATTCTATCCACTGGAATGACATATGTTTATGATGAACAAAACTTAATGCTTAAAGTTAATGAGGTAATGAGGAATGCGTTAAAGTCGGGGCCTTGTGGCTATCATTATATAGGGCATGATCCGAATGGCGAAAAAGGGGAGGGTAAGATAACAATTAAGACGATGCCATGGGATCAGGTTTACTTGGATCCCTCTGCTAATCTAATTGAAGATGTCAGTTATGCTATTTTGGAAATTCCTACAAAAAAAGAGGATGCCATTCGTATTTGGCCGAAGAAAAAAAAGCAGATAGAAGAATTGTCTACATCAAATAATAACGCAATCGGGGATAACGTAAATGAGTATATTGATCCTACTCGCTGGGACGGTGTTGGTGGTATTTCAGATGATACTTTTGAAAAGAGTCGGTACCAATCGAAAGATACTTTAACGATAAGGGAATCATGGATTAAAGATTATTCCATGGAAAAGATACCGCTTGAGATAACCGAAGAGGAAATAGTAAAAGAATCTCAGGAGATAATGCAAGGGATAAATCCTGATATTGGTCTACATGAAAATCATCAGGAACATAGCAGGAACCACGAGGAACATAAGGTGGCCATTGTATCAGCAGCCTTGGGAGTCCCAGACGAATTAATTACAGATGAAATGATAGAGCAGGCCAAGTCACAAGATCAAAGCGTTGAGCTAATGCTAACTATTTTAGAAGATCACATCGAAGAGCATGCTTTACACGAAGAGGATAATCCAAAAGCAGAGAGACCGAAATATATAAACAACTTGAGGTTAGTAATCAGTATTGATAGTTTGGTTTTATTCGATGGCTTGCCAGATATTGACGATGGCATGGTTCCTCTAGTCCCCTACTATTGCTATAAAACAGGCGATTCAATTTATGGTTTTTCAGAAATAAGAAATATTATTTCTAGTCAAAAATCTTACAATGAAATGGATTACTCGGAATATAAGGGGCTAAAGCTAAATTCAAATTCGGGGTGGGTTAAAGATGAAAATAGCGGTGTTGACTCGGATACTTTAACCAATGAGGAAGGCCTCGTGGTTACCAAGGTTCAAGGAACAGAAGTAAAGCGACTAGATCCAGGCCAAGTATCCCCCCAATTGGGAATAAGGAAACAAAACGATCAAATAGCAATGGAACAAATTTCCGGTGTTAGTGAAGCGACTCAAGGCCGTCGTCCGGTCGGTGTGACCGCTGCACAGGCCATAAGGTTTCTACAGGAGCAATCAGTAGGACGAATAAGACTAAAGACCAGGATGCTTGAAGAGTACTCTCTATTGAGACTAGGCAAACTTGTTACTTCAAGAATCGTCCATTACTGGAATACCGAAAGGATGCTTAGGATATATGATCGAAATGGGAAAATACAATATGTAAAATATGATCCTGATCGTATTCAGCAGATGCGCTATGAAGTAAAAGTAGTGCCAGGATCAACCGCAGGACTAGACAAGGAATCCATTTTTACAGTTATGTCAAACTTAGCAGACAAGGGAGTTATTCCGCCAAAAACTTTTATTGAAGCAGTAGACATTCCTTTCAAAAATAAAATTCTGGAAGACCTCGAGGCCAACGATCAATTAAGGGCACAAATCGAGGCATTGGCCCTAGAAAATGAAGAATTGAAAAGCATAGTTCAAGAGGCCGATCAAGTGCTAGAACAGAATAATATTGACAATGTGCCACAAAAGGCAATTTAATAAGATATAATTACTAATTGAACAAAGACCAACCTGTTTTAGGAGTCGCATGACAGTAGAAAGAAATGAAGTAGCGAACGATGCTAACGCTGATTTAAATGCAGATGAATTTAATGTAGAAAATTTTGATATTGGGAAACTAGATAATGCCGACGGGCTATCCTCTGATATCAATATGAATACATTAAGAGAAATGGGTATCATTAAAGATGAGAGCAGTAGTCAAGATGAAGTAGATCAATCTGAAAAAAAAGAAGTCGAAAAACTTGATGAAGATGCTTCCCTCGATGATATTATTAGCGATTTAGCGAACCCAAAGGAGCATGATAAAGAGATTGAAGACAAGCTTGCCAAGGATAATGAACCCGATGATTCTGATGATTCTAAGCAATCCGACAAGGACTTGGAAGAACTGGAGTCTATTATCCATAAAGGCGAAGAAAAAAAGCTTAGTAAATCGGAATTGAAAGAATATGCTCAAAAGGGTTTTGATTACACCCAAAAGACTCAAGAAATTTCAAGGAGAAATTTAGAGTTAGAGGAGAAAATCAAAAGTTTAGATGAAAGGGAGAAAGCAAGTTTCACCAAACAAGAGGAAGAGAGACAGAAATTTTCAACTGATTTGAACGAAAAAAAACAATGGGACTTTGTTCTTACAGCTTTACAAAAGCAAAACCCAGATCTTTACGATGAAATCAAAGGTTTCAGTGAAGAACTCATGGTCAACTATCAAAACCCACTAGTTCAAGGATTGATTGAAAAAGTCAGTTCCTTAGAAAATAGAGGTGTTGAAAAAGAAGACCAAGAAATTGCTAATCAATATTATAGAGAGCTAGGAGATCTTAAATCTTCCTTGATACCTACTTTAGAAAAATTAGGTATCACAGTGGATGAGGAAAAGATTAAGGATGCTTGGATAAAAGGTGCGGAAAACGTGAAAGCGGCAACATATTCAATTTATGGAGACCAGATTAGGAAGCTTCAGGAATCAAAAATTAAATTGAATACTGCAAAACGGAAAGCTGCTATACGCAAAGTGCCAACTGTTTCAAACATAAAGGGCACCAAGAAAGTGGAACTTTCTCGACCTAAAAAATCTAGTTATCATGATATTTCAAAGAGATTAATGGGTTACTGATGTAATAACAAGGTCTCTACTAATAATGGAGATCGTAATGGCCTTAACTTTTACACAATTGACTGCAATTACCGAAAAATTATATATTCCACGATTAATAGATGGCATCTATGAAGAGTCTGCAATCCTAATGAGACTCATCAAGGGAGAGTATTTTAAATTAAAGACGGGCGGAACAAATATTGTAGCGCCTATTGTTTCGAGCAAGCCTAGTTCGGGTGGGTATTATTCAGACCTTGATGAACTGGATACTAGCGCCACCGACAATTTAACGGCGGCCCAATATGACTGGAAACAGATTTACGAACCTGTTAGAATTGCCCGCTCCGATATTTTAAAAAACTCAGGAGATGCTCAAAAGCTTTCGTTAATCGAAAGTAAGATGACAATCGCTGAGACAAATATCAGAGAAAATCTGTCTCTAGGTCTTTACTCAGATGGAACGGCGGCCACGGGAGCATCGACAACTAAACAACTGACTGGCTTTGCCGCCATTCTTAGCATTACCTCTACTCTTGGGGGAATTGCAGTCGCCGACCTTGCTGAATGGATTGCAACAGTTAAGGCAAATTCTGGGACTAACAGGGCATTAAGCTTAAACTTAATGCAACAAACAGATAATGCGGCCAAGTACAAAGGAGCAAAGCCTACCTTGTTAACTTGTGACAAGGATGTTTATGATCAAGCGTGGGCATTATATCAACCGCACCAAAGGATCTTTAACTCCGCCATGGCAAAACTAGGATTTGAAGATATTTTGGAATTCAATGGCAAGCCAATCGTTATGGATGAGCATGCTTCTGCAAACCAGATGCTTTTCATTGACGAGAAAAATACTTATTTGTGTTTTCATCGCGATGAAAATATGAGGGTAGAGACTCTAGAAAGACTTGAGACATCAAACTCAATGCTATCTAGAATCTTTGCAATGGGGAATTTAGTTTGTCATTCTAGAAGATCAAACGGTCTACTAGACGACATTGAAGTAGCATCTTAATAAAAACTTTTTTAGGAAGTATTAATTAATTCATAGGAGAAAAAATATGAAATCTTTTCTAACCATTTTCTTGCTATTGGGAGCTATGTTTCTTTCTACATTAGCTCAAGCAATAATCACGGCCCCTTATTCTAATTCATTTGACAACGCTGGAGCGGTAAAGAATAGGGATCGTGTTGTTATTAAAGTTAGGGCAAATAGCTCAGTTGCAATTACTAAAGGTCAATGTGTTTATTATAATACAACATCTGATGATGGTATTACAGTCGATGCCGTGCCTATAACCGATGTTGTTTCAGCAGCTTCAATCTTTCCTGCTTGTATGGCATTGGAAGCGATTGCAGTAAATAAGGATGGTAAGTGCTTGGTATTTGGGTTTACCGATGTTTTATTGTTTGACGGGGGCACTACTGCAGTTGTAGGGGAAAGCGCCTATTGCGGTTCGCCTAATGGCCTCGGAAGATTCTATGCAGTTTCAGCGGGCAGTGTGGCGGCCTATCAACGTCCAGTCGCCCAGTTTCTCGATGCAAGTTCGACCTCTTCTTCAATCGAGGCATTTGTTAATTTCTTATAAAAGGTAATTGATGAATTACTTTAATGTTTACTGGGGAGCGGTGCTTTTACTGCTCCCCCTTTGGATACGGATCGAAAAGATACCCGTAGATATGCGTTTCACAAAAGACATGTTTTTTATTACAAGCGTGGCCATGTCATTAATTCTATTTAGTGAGAGAAAAAAGATAGATATTAAGGTGCTAAGCATCTCTTCGTTTCTACTTTTTATTTCGTTCTATAATCAATGGTTGATTACATCCTTTGCGGTAATTAATCAATGGATTTGCGTTTCAATGGGCATTCTTTGCTTTATCCAATTCCATTCACGCTTAGAAAAGAAAGACGAAGAATTTTACTTGAATATTTTATCGATAGCGGCAATAGTACAGGCGGTTTTAGTTGTACTTACTTATATAGACATTAATTTATATTATTATATTGTAAAAATGTTTAACTGGAATGCTAACTATAAGATAGGGAGCTCTGCAATTCCTTATTTAGGAAGTCTCGGCAATCCGATGGTTTGCTCTACATTTTTATCGATTACAACTATTTCATTGTTAAGAAGTAAATGGTTCTTCTTTTTGCCATTAAATCTATGGGCCGTTTATTTAACAAATAGTGCGACGGGAATAATAAGTTGTTTTTTTGGACTGGCAACATTCTTTATTTTTAAATATTTCAAATCAAAAAAGACAACTTTTTCACTAATTGGTTTATTTATCTTTGTAGGGAGCATTTTCATTGCATTTGAGCGTGAAAGATTTACTTTTCTAAATGATAATAATCGGTTTTTGGTCTGGAAGCAGTCTTTGAATTTAATTGACGGGATGAGCATTCTCTATGGAAAGGGCCTTGGATTCATAGCTGATAATTACAGTACGATATACCCCATCTTGGGAGAGCCTTTTAGGCATTTGCATAATGAGTTTTTAGAAATCTTTTTCGCATATGGCATAATCGGATTAATAATCTTAGGAATAACATTATTTGTAATGCTCAAAAGAGCAAATAACATTATAATAATTAGTATAGTCGTTGCTTATCTAATAACAATGATTACAAGCATAACATTACATATAAGTGCGACCGCTTTAGTTGGTATTTTGTTGGTAGCACTATGTCTTATTAAAGGAGATAACCATGGCCTTAACAACGGCGACTCGAGGACCAAATGTCATTAATTTAGGAGCGGTAAAATTAAAAATGTTCACTTGTACTTTCACTAGTGTAACCGAAGGGGAAGTAAAAACGGGATTTGGCCAAGTATATGCGGCCTGGTATCAAGCAAGAGATAATGACAACGCAGGCCAAGTTTATCCAAACAGTGCCACGGCCAGCAGTACGGAAGATGATTTCGGTTCTGTTTTTGTTGATTCAGTCGCAAGTGGGGATGTCGGGATTTTAACCGTAATAGGAGTATAAAACCGTGGGATCTTACAACGGATTAGACCTACAAACTGAGTTTAGTACTGTACTAAATGATACAAGCACGGCGTTTAAGGCAGAGGTCTTGAAATGGATGAATGAGATCCAGATAGATATTTGCTCACGTTTTGCATGGTCTTTTTTGCGGCAAAAAGGCAAAAAGGTTTTAACCGCTGATACTGAACAACAAGCATTGGATCTAGGCAAACCATCTGCTCCAACCGTCGTAATCGCTGCCGGGGGGTCACTGACCGAGGATTCTGTTTATTCCGTTATAATTACTTTTATTGAGGGTGTAGCGGCCATTGAGAGTCATGCTGGAACGGCCAGTGCAGATGTTACCGCCACCGCTGCAAATAAAACAATAACAGTCACGGGCATACCGGTCTCCAGCGATCCTTTGGTAACCGCTAGAAAGGTTTATTTAGTAAAAGATGGCGGGGAGCCTCTCTTTGATTCAGAAATAACTGACAACACGACTACGACCGCTTCAATTACATCTGAATCGACAAGCACGATAGAGGCACCTGATTATTCTTATTTTAATAAGCTATCGGGAAATCTTTTTCTAGAAGGAACTAATTCGGGATACATTAGATATGAACCGATCGATCAATTAAGACTAATGTATCAAGGTTCCTGGTCTTCTGGTACACCTGATTTTTGGTCAGACATTGATGAGCAATCAATAATAATGTATCCAACTCCAAGCTCAGCATTAACTTTGAGTTTTTATTATTTTAAATTATCTTCAATGCTTTTTGCCGATGCTACGAGTATCCCTACAATCCCAATTTGGTTAAAGAGGCCTTTTAAAGCTGGAGTAATTGCATTGGGATATGAATTTAGAGACCGGAAAGGAGCGCAACAAAAATTTGCGAACTATGAAACATATTTGTCAAGCTACATTTCCAAGCAAGGTCTGAATAAAAAGACACCGACAAGAGTTCGGGATGTAACTGGCAATAGTGATGGCTGGAGTATTTAGTGGCACTTGCCAATAGAACAAAGAAAACATATAAGACCTTCGACTTACCTTTAAGTTATCGAATAAATGATGATAGGGATCGGTTTTTATCTGTTTCAAATGTTTTTTCTAATCAAGGACGATTGGAAACTAGATATGGCATGTCGAGGTATAATACAACAAAGATAGGCGATGGCAGTACAAAGGTCTCGTCTATCTCTTATTTTAAAGATGTTGCAGATGCTATTGTAGTGATTGCAAAAGTAGGGACTATTCTTTATTCAGTAGATGAATCAGGATCCCATACTGAATTAAAAACAGGTCTAACATCTACGACTGTACATCGAGGCCTAACACTTAATAACCGACATATTATCTCAATAGGGGTAGACGGTCTTTTCCAATATGATACCGCCAACGGATTTACTCAGTTAGGTTTGGCGGCCCCAACCGCTCCAACAACTGCCCTCGAAGCTGCAGGCGCTTTGAGCGCGGCGGATTGGTTGGTGAAATTGACTTTCTATTCTACTGTTACGGGTTTTGAAACCAATGCAGGAACCGCAGGGACAGAAAGAACGACTTCGGGTGGCAATCTAAGAGTAGCTGTTTCAGCTATCCCAGCGACTGCAGACAATGCAACGATTGACAAGGTAAGAGTCTATGCTTCGAAAGATGCTGGCAGTTATTTTTTTGCAGCGGAAATTTCCCTAGGCACCACTACTTATAATTTAGATGCCGATCCGACTAGCTCATCCACGCCACCAACTCTAAACGCAGCCCCTCAAGCAGGAGGTGGTAAATTTTTAACTGAGTTCAATAAGAAATTGGTTTATGGTGGGAATAATACTTTTAAGAATGATATCTTTTTCTCCGAGCAGGACTTGCCCGACGCTTTTGATGACAATGGCGATTCGCAACTTGTTTTGTTTGCATCTGGGAATGGAGCAGTAACGGCAATTGCTACGGGTTTTTTCAATGACTCAAATTTGGATCCATACCTGGTAATATTCAAAAGAAACCGAGCATTAATTTATTCAGAGATCGAGGGCAATACAAGACTTTCTGTTTTATCGGATACTGTAGGATGTTTAAATGATTCGACCGTCGAAATTAGAAATGGCGATGTTTTTTTTATGTCTGAAAGGGGATGGCATGCAATTGTCAATGGTCGATTAGTTAAGGATTCAAAAGGCAATGTCCTTACTTTAGGCAACGGCGATGTCGATGATATTTTCACGGTAGGAACAGGTTATGAAAATGAAATAAATGTAAATCAATCGTCTCTTTATCATTCAGTTTATTACCCGAGATTAGACCAATATATTACATGGATTGCAGAAGGGAGCTCAACGGATATAAAAAAAGCATATGTTTATGAGTTTTCAACTTCTCATGGATTTAAGGTTTATAATTTCCCGATGAATATTGTATCTTCTTCGATTGCAGAGGATAGTAATAATAATTCTATTGTACTGCTAGGGGACGAATCGGGTTATATTTACAAACACTCTATAAAAGAAAGCAAGTCAGATGTTGATTCAAATAATCAAAGGGTAAAGCTAAATGCCTTTGGTATTTTGTCTTGGATCGATGTAGATGATTTTGCCACCACTTATAACTTTAGAGATATATTTCTTCAGCAGATAGGTGAAGATGATGATATTACAGTTAAGGGTTACATAAATTATGATCTTGCGGATTTTGTGACTGAGACTTTTGAATTCGCATCGCCATCGGGCGGTTTTATCCTTGATTTATCTAAATTAGACGAGGGAACATTTGGGGATGCAAGAGCGGCCAATGTCCAATATGCAGATATTAATCGATCAGGGCAAACATTTGCAGTCGGCTTTTTTTTGAATAAACTAGACGGAAGAATGAGTTTAATTAAAGCTCAAATAGATTTTAATAAAAATGGAAATAGGAATTAATTTTATGAAAACATTCATTTTTTTATTGTTAGCTTTTCTAATAAACTTTAATACTTTTGCCGGTACATGTTCAACTATTTCTTACACATCTAATGCTGCAAATACGACCTTAACAAGCACGAAGTACAATACGGACAATTCCACGGCGTACGATGCGATCAATTCTTTTGATGGCGGGTGTACAGTAGCAGGCTCGCTTGAAAAGGACGCTCTTGATGCAACGGTAGCGACGGGTTTTGCAGTCCCCTTAAATGGCATTGTTGACGGTTGTAAGGTTACAAAGGCAACGGCGGCAACATTAGATATTGGAAATTGTATTGCAGCAGTAAATAATAACTGGGTTAAAACTGCAACAACGACTTCGGTTGCTTGGACGGATCTAGACACTGGCGGCGAGGCCGCTAGTACTTATTACTATGTTTATATAGATAGTGCTTCGACTACAACTACATTAACTCCAGTTATTTCTGTTACTGCTCCTGGCAGTGATGGTCTAAACGGAAGTGATAGAGCTATCGCTAGATTTTACAATGATAGCAGTAGCGATATTATAAGCACATTGTCACAATGGCTTGGCAGCAAATTTGAAAGTGATAGAGTTTATGTCAGATTTGACACTGATGCCGGTCAGAGCATGGATAACAGCTCAACCGAGGTAGTTAATTTCGACTCAAAGACCTTTGGTTATGAAAGCCATCCGGGTGTAGTAACAACTGGTGCTGGGTGGGTTTTTACCGCTCCTATCGGAGGGGTTTATCACGTAAGCTCTTCGGTCGCACTTGTACCAAATATGGATGCAGGGGAACAAGTCCAATATGTTTTATACAAAAATGGGTCGCTATACGCCCATATGTATACGCTAGAGGGATCGATAACCTCAGCCTTAGACGTCGTGGCCCTAGGATCAACAGACGTGGACTTACTCGCCACCGAAACTATTAGCGCCCGACTCTTCCAGAATAGCGGCGCCGCTGTGACTTTAAAGACGGACGAAGAACGTAATTTTATTTCAATACACCTTTTACCGGAAGAATAAACTATGAAAAATTTAATACTCATTTTCGTTTTAACAATAACAGCTTTCTCTGTTGATACATCCGGTGAAGTTAAGAAAGTAGATGTAATTAATATAGTAGATGGGCAAAACTATGGAGCTGTTTTTGGGGAAGATCCGAAAAATCCAATCGAAAAAATGCAACCCTGGATTGACAAGCAGAAAGCAAAAACTCTTGAATGTAATGGTTGGGGTTGTTCGGCAAGAGACGTTCCTAAATTCCCCGCACGGTATAGCCCTGTCTTAGTGATAGCAGAATATGACAAAGATGGCGTACCGTGGGTTAAGCTTAAAGCAGATTATGAAATATCTATAACCGATATTACTTTGCAACATGAAGCAAAAAAAGCGGCGAAGCAAGCAAGGAAGTTAGAAATAAGACAGATTAGACAGGCCATTAATTTAATAGATGCCTCGAATAAACCGGCATGGGAAAAGAAAATCCTTAAAAGACTTGTTTTAGAGCTAAAGGAATAATTATGGGCTTAAGAGGTAGAGGTTTTGGAAGTTTAGGAAATCTTGTAAGTGGCGGCTTAGGCAGCGGCTTACTAGGTACCGTAATTGGTGGCCCTGTAGGCGGTGGCGTAGGGGCTCTCCTTGGGGGCGGCGGCATAGAGGGTGCTATAGAAGGTGGTCTACTAGGTGGCATAGTCGGTGGCCCTGCAGGGGGTGGCATCGGTGGTCTTTTGGGTAGCGGCGGTGAAATAGGTGGCTTAATCGGAAACTTAGGCGACCTTGTAGGGGGGATTACGGAAGGAATCAAAGGCGATAAAGAAAAAATTGATCAAATACCACTTGCACCCGAGTTACAAAAAGTTGTTGAAAGAGGTCGTCAAATACAACTTGATGAATTAAATAAAGTAGCAGGATTATCTACTACGGATTTATCTGATTTAAATAGACGGGCCCTTGAGGGGCAAAAACTTCGGCAAGAATTAGGGCAAGTACCCAGGCTAACTCAATTAAGAAGCCAAGAATTGGGGGCGACTGCAGGCATTAGCGATGCAAGAAGAAGATTAAGAGAAAGAATAGCTCAAAAAGGGCTTGGCAGTTCGTCTATTGGTTTAGCTGCAGAGAGAAGCCTTGGAAGAAGACAAGGAAGATTGTTTGAAGGTATCAAGGCCCAAAGAGAGGGCCTTGCAAGAGAAAGAGATATAGGATCAAGGGCCATTGATCTTTCGAGTCCGGCAAATCTAAGAAGAATGAGATTGGAAAATATTCAAAGAACAGCGGGAATTACCGGCGGGATATTAGGTCAGCCAGGAGCAAGGCCAGGGCAAGTTGTCTCGGGTGGTCAACCTGGACTATTAAGCACTTTAGCGCCATTGGCTGGTGCAGGCATTGGTGGTCTCTTGTCACAAAGTCCTGCAGGGGCACAAGTAGGCCTAGGTGTTGGTCAAGCGGCAAGCCCTCTTTTAAGATAAGCTAGGAGCTTTTTATGGCAGTAATTGATTTAAGAGATAGAGGTAGACGGGAACGAGCAATAAATCAGGGGGTGCAAAATATTATTGGTGGCCTCTCATTAATGGAAAATCAAAAGGCAAGAGAAAGGGCATTGTTGCGTCAGCAAGGGCTAGATGCGAATTTATTTGAACGTCAAAAAAAACAAGATGAAAGGCAGGCAAGGCTCGATGAAAGAGCAAGAGCA